ACGCTTGCTCAGTGTTTGGCGGAGATATGATGATGGCGGTCGACGTGGGCATTGAACACGACGATACCGCGGTCGCTGTCTACGAACACACCGAGAATCATCGTTATCTGAGATACACGGAGCTGGTTACGGAGGAAGTGTTGGCTCGGGCCGGCATCCTCGATCCCGACCGCGGTAACGCGAATCACGTCGCTACCCGGCTCGGCCAGCTCTACAACCAAATGGGGGTCTCGTATCTCATTATCGACTCGACGGGCGCAGGACAGACGTTCCCGCGCATTATCGAGGAGGAGATTGGCCGGGGCATCATCCCGTTCAACTTCTCGAATACGAAGGCTGTAAAGCAGATGTTCGGTGAGATGAACGCGGCTCTGCGGAACGACCGAGTGACGCTCACCAGCGATAAGACGCTGATTGACCAGCTCCTCGCAATTACACGGATACAGCCGAAAGAGTGGTCGACGCCCCGATTCACGGGCAAAGACTTCTCGCCGGACGGTAAGGACGACTTGGCAATCGCGGCGGTGATGGGTGCGTTCCCACCCGGCTTTGAGCACGCCCCCGCGACAGAAGTGGCAGAAAAGCCTCGATCTCCCGTGGAAGACACGGACGAGTCGCTGGCGGATCGGATTGAACGAACGCCGGCACCGACGAGCTCGCCGGCTTCCGCCGTGGATACGCCGAGGAATAACACAGCTCCAACTGGAGTGTTTGTCGCTGGCAGTATCAACCGCTCGTATGGGCGGCGATACGGGCGACACGACAAAGGACGTTACTAAATGAGTATTTCTGGTACTAATCCCAATTCTGACTCTGATGCGGTGTATCGCTCTCTGATGGCGAAGGCCGCTCGTGGCGACCTTCCATTTGCTGACTCTGGCGGCGGGCCGTCGTTTATGTTGGAGGCTCCGAAGGCGGTTCTTCGACAGTCACAGGGTGCTGGTGGCAAGCCGCGCCCGAAGGAGGCTCCGAAGGCCCGGATTGCGGAAATGCGGGCGATTCGGAAGACGGACCCGCACGTTGCCGAGCTGGTCAACACGCTCATCGACTATCTGGTGGGCTCTGGTGGAGTGATTACCCCGGCCAATATCCCGTACACGGATATGGAGCAGACCGCGGAGGATATTGCGGATTTCAAGCTCCTCATTGAGAACTCGGATTTCGAGTCCGTCACGTTGCCCGCGTGGGTTGACGAGGCGATCACTACGGGAACCGGGTTCCTCGAAACGGTTGTGGAGGACGGCCAGCGGTTCAAGCCGAAGATTCTCCCGACCGAGCGGATGAGTATTCTCACCGACGAGTACGGGAATACGACGGGGTACGAAATGGAGAATCCCGGTGGTGGGGAGCCAATTGAGTTTGCGCCCTACGATCTGGCGATTCTCCGGTTCGTGAAGTTCCCCGGCGAGGACTTCGGTCGGTCACTCATCGAGCCGATTGAGGAGCACGTTAATATGCTCCGAGATATGGAGATCGACTTGGCGCGGTTCGTCGCTACAAAGGCGTACCCGCCAGTTATCTGGAAGCTCGGGACGGACGAGCGCCCGTGGAATCAGCCACAGATTCAGACGTTCATTGATAGTCTGCGCGACATTGAGCCGGATTCAATGATCGGTGTGGGCCACGACGTTGAACACGACGTTGTGGGTGTCACGTCCACGTCGTCGAAGGCGGGGGCGATGAACCTCGATAGCACGTTTGCCCACTTGCTGAATCGTATTCACGTCGGGATGGGCGTGCCTGAGTTCCTAAATGACGGCGGAAGCGCCGGGCGCAATTCGGCTGTTGCGACGATGCCGAAGTTCGACCGTCGGATTCAGCGGTTCCGGTTGGCGATTCGGCAGGCGGTTCGCTACCAGATTTTCGTCTCGATTCTCGGGCACCCGTCTCCCGAAGATTACGCGGAAGTCCCGCCTGACTTCGAGTTTGGACAGCACAGCTCGGAGGAGGAGCGCCTGGAGACGGAAGAAGCCCTCAAGCTGTTCTCGATGGGCTTCCTAACTCGTGAGGCGTTCGCGGCCCGTGTCGGCATTGACCCCGAGACGGAGATGCCGTCGGACGCCGATCTTCAGGAGGTTATTGACCTTCTGACGACGATCTCGGGGACCGGCGACCGGATTCAAAACCCGGACGGTGGTCGCCCGACTGATACCGGGACTGGACAGCGGTCTGCTGGCCGTTCTGTTGCGACCCGGCAAAATCCTGAGCGCCCGACCGACGATGACAGTCGGCCACAGCGCGACATTGGACAAGAATGACTTATAAATGGAAGATTCTGAAAAGGAGCTTCTGTTAGAGGTTCACGCTTCTTCGGTTCGCACCGAGGAGAGCGTTCGGAACTTAGAACGACGAATCCACAATCTTCAGCGGATTTCTGAACACAGAAGCGAGCTCGTTGACCGACGGCTCGATACTCTGGAAAACGACGTTCAAGCGAATAAGACGCTTATTGGGGCGTTTATTGGCGTTGTCACCGCGGTTGGTGGTGCAACCGCCTCGTGGGTTCTCGGTCTCCTTCCACTCTAACTATGACTCTACAAATCGACGCTGAGCTTGCCTTTTCCGCGACGCCTTCCGCCCCAACTCAGGAGCTCTCTATGGAGGGCTTCAACGAGTATGGGGTTCGGAGGAATATCACGGAGGACGGCCAGCTCACGAGTATTGACGTGGTGTACCGGGCGATGGAGCCCGGCCTGCGGAAGAACTTTCGGATCACCCCTGAGTTTCTTCAGGGCGTTGTCGAGGACTTCAAGCAGGTCGGTGTGGTTCCCGCTCAGTTTGACCACAGCGCAAGCCAGCGAGCGAACGTCGGGACGGTGACGGATGCGTGGTATGCGGCGAACGCCCTGTACCTGCAACTGAATATCCCGAACACGGGTTCGTCTATTCGGACGGACACGATTGCCGACTTCACGTTTGAGCCGCCCGCGATTACGGACGGTTCGGTGGGGTTCGGCAACGACTACGAGATTGAGTTAGACGAGGCAACGGGCGAATACGTCCTCCTCGACGCTCAATTCCGTGAGTTTAGTCTGACCCCGTTCCCGGCGGGCTACGACAACGGTGGGCTCAGCGCCGCGTTCTGCGACGCCGCCCGCTCATACGGCCTCTTTGTCGATGACACCGAATCTACTGCCACGGTAGAGACGGAGGCCGACACCCCGGCGAGCGTTCACTTTTCGTATGCTCGGATTACCGAGCTCGATCTATCGCGCTCTGACGAGACTGACAACTAATTTCTATCTACTATGAAGGAAATCGAACTTTCCAAGCCCATCGACGAGATGGACGACGACGACCTCCGCACTACGTTTGCGAAGGTTCTGGAAGCGCACGAGGAGAACATTGCTGAGTTCGCTTCGCTGACGGAGGAGCTGGAGGCCGCCACGGCACGAGCCGAGGAAGCCGACGACACGCTCTCCGGGGCGAAGGCGTACTTTGCGGAGAAGGCATCGGGCTACACCCGTCTTTCGGGTGAGGTTCTGGCCGCTCGGTTCTCCCTCGATGAGCTCATTGAAATGGCGGGCGAGGCTGATTCTGCCGAGTTCGCTGAGGAGGAGGCTGAGGAAGCTTCCGCCGATGAAGACGAGGCTGAGTTCTCTGAGGAGTCCACGGAGGACGCCGAGGAGGAGGACACGCCTCTATTCGCTGAGAAGCCGCAGAAGTCCCCGGCGTTCACCGCTGATGAACAGGACGCCGTTCGTGCGGCGGCGAAGGCCCGCCTGAGCGGTTTGGCCGGCCTCTCGTTCGACAACTGAATTTTCAACTTTCTGATTTACTATGGTTAAGGCCCGTATCGCTACTTCCGCAGAACAGCCTATCAACAGCCACGCCGCGCTTGCCGGCGAGACCTTCAGCGAGGGCGACCTCGTGGGGATCAACTCGTCGGGTAAGCTCGTGAAGGCCGACGCCGACAGCGCTTCCACCGTGATGGCGCTCGGTGTCGCCCTGGCCCCCGTGACTCAGCTTTCGGACTACACCGAGGACGCCGTGAAGCTGGTCGTTGAGGCCAACCGCGCTCTCGTGGACCGCGACCGCATTACCGCCGTGAAGTATGGCGTCGAAGTCGAAAACGGCGACGACGACTGGGATTTCACGCCGGGTGAGCCGGTCTACCTCGCTCCTGGTGGCGGCTACACGCAGGCCGCGCCCTCGACGACTGGCGATCTTATTCAGGTCGTCGGATCGGCGCTGACGCCGGAGCGCATTAGCCTCCACGTCATCCCGAGCGCGACCACGGCCTGAGCTGTCTTAGGCACCCACTAATCGGGGCTGAGTCTCCCCCGCTTCCTGAGACTCATTTCTATCTCTATAATGGCATTTTACCGCGAGATTACGACGAAGGACGACGTACCGCTCAGCACCCTCCTGCTCGAAGCTGTCACCGAGCTGGAACTGTTCAACGAAGCCCCCCGAATCATCCGTGAGACGCTGACGCAGACTGTCAACGAGCAGACGTTCCGCGTCTACACGGGCGATATGACGTGGGAGGAGCTGGCTGAGGGCGAGCACGCTCGGACGGGCACGATGGACTCGACCGAGATGGCCTTCAGCGTGAAGACCTACGGGCGCTCGCTCGGCTACACGCAGGAGTTCATCGAGGACAACGAGGCTGACCTGATCCGCCGGCATTTCTCGAAGATGGTCGAGGGTGCGCTGGAGAAGGAGCACGAGGTCGTCTTCGACGTTATCCGCAACGGCTGGGCCAACGGCTCTAACCTCTGGTTCAACCCCGAGGACTTCGGGGACTACACCTTCGACAAGACCCACGACCACAGCTTCGCGGATACGCAGGAGCTTTTCGAGCGCAATGGTGCCACCGACACCAACGCGCACACCCCGTCTGAGCACCTGATGGAGCTCAAGGCTGAGCTCGAACACCACGGCAAAGTCGCTGACATTGCGGTGATCGGCTTCGACTTCGCCCGCGAGCTTCTGAAAGAGCTCTCCTGGGGCGCACAATACAACATCCCCACCTTCGAGTCCCTCCGAGAAATGGGCTACCCCGACTCTGGCATCGTTCTCGACGGGATGCGTGTCGTTCGCTCGGCGTACCTTCCCGGTATGGAAGCCCACGTCGTCGCGGCGGCGGAGCGCCCGATCTACTTCCACGAGCGCCGTGCGGTCCAGCTCACGCAGGGCCAGAACGGTGGGCCGATTGGCGACCCCGGACAGCTCATTGGGAGCTACGGCTCGGCTCGCTACGGTGCGGTCTGTGTCGATCCGCTGGCAGGCGCGAAGTGCGTCGCTGACAACCTCGCATAAATCTAAATGAGTCTGAGTACCGACGACCGTGAGCTTCTGAGTGGGGTTCGGGCCGGGCTCGGACTCTCGTCCCGGGCCGTCGCGCGGTGATCTCTCAACGCACGTGGCGGGTTGCCCTCGGCATCCCGCTTGAACGTCCGGCCGGGGCGCAGTCCGCGGTCGTCAGCCCGGGCTGTCGGTCTGGATCCGCTCGATCGCCCGGTCGAACTCCTCGCGGGTGTTGACGTTGTCGAAGGAGTCGGTGGCGGCGTGGGCCTCGACTTCCGCCGCGTCGACGACGACCCAGTCGAGGTCATCCAGCGGCGCCAGAATCTTCGAGTCGCCGCGGTCGAGCGCCGCCTCGCAGGCGTCGGCCATGGCGTCGGCCCGGTAGGCCGCCTGGGTGGGCTGGTACCACTCGTCGGGTCGGGGCACCGCGGCGTCGTACCGTCGTCCCTGGTCGGCCGGAGGCCCCGCCTGCCCCTCGATCCGGTCGAACAGGTACGCCAGGAATTCGGGATCGACGAAGGGCATGTCGCAGGCGACGACGACGGCGTACTCGCCGGCGACGGCCCGAAGACCGGTCATGATGCCCGCCATCGGCCCCCGGTCCTCGTCGGGGTCGACGGCGAAGCGGACCGGGTAGTCGGCGTCCGCCATCGCGCCA